TAAAAAGAAAAAATAATGGCAAAACTTTGTCCAAGAGGAAAGGCAGCAGCAAAAAGAAAATTCAAGGTATACCCAAGTGCGTATGCCAATATGTATGCCTCTGCAGTTTGCTCTGGGAAAGTAACACCAGGTGGAAAAAAAAGAAAAAATATGGCAAATGGAGGACTCGCAAAAAGAGGAAAGGGTTGCGAAATTAGATAATGGGTTTAAGAAAATGGGTAGCAGAGAAATGGGTAGACATCGGAGCACCGAAGAAGAACGGAAAGTATCAACCTTGCGGGAGAAGCAAGGGAGAGAAAAGAGCATATCCAAAATGCGTACCACTTGCAAAAGCCACACGGATGACAAGTTCGCAAAAGGCGAGTGCTGTCAAACGAAAACGTGCGGCAGGAAATAGAGGACCTAAACCAACTAACGTTTCTACATTTGCAAAACGTAAAAGAATGGCTTACGGAGGATTAGTATGATAGCTAGACGAGGATTAGGTAGAGCTTATTTAGCAAAAGGCGGTACACCTGCGTGGCAAAGAAAAGAAGGTAAATCTGAATCAGGTGGATTAAATAAAAAAGGAATTGCATCTTATAGAAGAGCAAATCCTGGTTCAAAACTTTCAATGGCTGTAACTACCAAGCCATCGAAATTAAAAAAAGGCAGCAAAGCTGCCAACAGACGAAAGAGTTTTTGTGCCAGAATGAGTGGCATGAAAAAACGTTTGACTTCTGCTAAAACGGCCAGGGATCCGAATAGCAGAATTAATAAGTCCCTGCGAAAGTGGAATTGTTAATGGATGATTTAATCATAATAAGTAAGTTACAAAAGAGAATAAAAGCAACTATACAATCAATAACAGAAGCAATGGTGTCTGGAGCTATTGACAATATGGAAAAATATAAATATATGTTAGGACAGGCGCATGCCTACGAAATCACATTACAGGAAATCTCTAACCTGCTAAAACCAAAGGAGCAAAAAGATGAGCAAGGAAACATTATCGACTTCGGAACCAATTCAAAAGGAAACACCGAAACACGTTAACGCGTTAGAAGAAAAATACGCAAAAGAAAAATCACAAGTCGGAGAAGTCAAAGAACCTCTACATCCTGATAATTTACAACCAGGAACTGTAGATGAATTACCAACACCATCAGGTTATAGACTTTTAGTTTTACCATTTACACCAAAAGAAAAAACAAGAGGTGGAATTTTATTTTCACAAGAAACTTTAGACAGAGCACGTATTGCAACTACGTGTGGTTATGTTTTAAAGATGGGAGATTTAGCATACAAGGACAAAGATAAATTTGGAGAACCTTGGTGCAAAAAAGGAGATTGGGTTATCTTTGCCAGATACGCTGGTTCAAGATTACCAATTGAAGGCGGAGAAGTGCGAATACTAAACGATGATGAAGTTCTAGGAACTATAAAAAATCCAGAATCAATTCTTCACTTAATATAAACATAGGAAGGAACTATGCCAGAAACAAACGATAAAGATATAAATTCATCTGAAGACTTAATTGATGTTGGCGAAACAGTCGGCGCTGAAGTTGAATTAGATGAAAAAGAAACTTCTGAAAAACCAGAAGTAGTGGAGGAAGAGAAAATAGAAGTTGAACAGGTTGAATCAAAAGAAGAACCTGTTGAAACTAAAAAAGAAGAAAAAAAAGAAGATGAGTTAGAAAAATATAGCGAAGGCGTTCAAAAACGTATTGCTAAATTAACTCGTAAGATGAGAGAAGCTGAAAGGCAAAGAGAAGAAGCTATTCAGTATGCTCAATTAACTAAAGCAGAAAAAGAAAAGTTAGAATCTAAACTTTCTACTTTAGATAAATCTTACACTTCTGAATTTGAAAGTAGACTTAAAACTAGTTTGGCAGCAGCTAAATTAGCATTAAAGAATGCTATCGAATCTCAAAACGTTGAAGCACAAATTGCGGCTCAAGAACAATTAGCAAATCTAACTGTTGAATCTTCTAGACTAAATGCTTTAAAAGCTAGGGAATTAGAAAAACCTGAAGTCAAGGAAGTAAACATTACTCCACAAAGACAAGTGAATAATGTTCAAACTGATCCTAAAGCAGAAGATTGGGCAGCTAAAAACCCTTGGTTTGGAAATGATTCAGCTATGACTTATACGGCTTTTGACATACATAAAAAGCTTGTAGAAGAAGAAGGATACGATCCTAAATCTGAAGAATATTATGAAGAAATCGATAAAAGAATAAGACTTGATTTCCCACATAAATTTGATAAGATTACAACCAACTCTACACCTAGAGCAAAACCTGCTCAAAATGTAGCTTCGGCTAAACGTTCAGCCTCAACAGGACGCAAAAATACTGTTAAGCTCACACCTTCACAGGTAGCAATTGCTAAAAGATTAGGTGTGCCACTCGAAGATTATGCAAGACAATTAAAAATCACGGAAGGAGTATAAGCATATGGAAAACGAAAAAATAAAGACTTCACGTGCGAGCCAAACTAGAGAAAAAACTTCTCATAAAAAAGTATGGACTCCACCCTCATCACTTGATGCACCACCTGCAAAAGCTGGTTACAGGAATAGATGGATAAGATCAGAAACTATGGGTTTCAACGATACGAAAAACATAGCTGCTTCTTTAAGAGAAGGATACGAATTAGTGAGAGCTGATGAATATCCTGATGGAGATTATCCAACAATAACTGAAGGCAAATATGCAGGAGTCATTGGAGTAGGAGGCCTTTTGCTAGCAAGGATACCAGAGGAGATCGCAAAGCAAATAGAAGCTTACTATGATAGGCAAACTAAAGAAAAAGAGGAAGCCATCAACAACGATCTTATGAAGGAAAAGCAATCAGGAATGAAATTCAGTAGTGAATCAAATTCCCGTGTAACTTTTGGTGGTACAAAGAAAAGCTAATTATTTAGTAATTCTTACCAACAAATTAAAGCTAACCGTGACTATTAGTCACACAATAAAAGGAAAAAAAATATGGCAAACCAATCAACTGGTTTTGGATTTAGACAAGCTCCTACAGTAGGATCAACTCCTGCTACAGGCGGCCAAGCTGAATACAAAATCTTTTCGGGTTTGGGTGTTGGCATCTACAAGAATAACCCAGTATCATTACAATACACAAGTGGTGATGATGGATATCTTCAAGATGTTACAGCTGATACTATGGACGACGGCATCGCAGGCGGTGCTGACTGGTCTACTGGTACTTCTAACACTCAAAAAATTGTAGGCGTGTTTAACGGTGCTTTCTACATAGATAGCTCTACAAGCAAACCTACTTACGCAAACTCTGTTGCTGCTGGTACTACGTTCGGAACGAACTACAATACTGGAAGTAACGACGGAATCGGCTATGTTAACGACAATCCTATGCAAGAATATACTTGTAAAGCGGATGCTGCTGTTAACCAAGTTAAGCTTCTTTACACTTTTAACTCTACTGATGGAGCAACTTCTGGTACTTCGTACCAAGGTCAGTCTACTGTGAAATTAAACATCACAGGAACTGTAGCGACATCAATGTTTAGAATTGTAAGATTCGCTAACGATCCGGAAAACAATGATAACACAGTGGCGGACTCTAACGTAATCGTTCAGATTTCTCCATCAGCTGCGTTGTCTAACTAATCGAATAGGAGACAATAAACATGGCAATATCACGATCACAACTAGTTAAAGAACTAGAACCAGGTTTGAATGCACTATTCGGCTTGGAATACAAACAATATGCTAACGAGCATGCTGAAATTTTTGATACAGAATCATCTGACAGAGCTTTTGAAGAAGAAGTAATGTTATCTGGTTTTGGAAATGCAGCAGTTAAAGCTGAAGGCCAAGGCGTTCAGTTTGACGATGCACAAGAAACTTTCACTGCACGTTACACAAATGAAACAATCGCTTTAGCGTTTGCAATCACAGAAGAAGCTATCGAAGATAACTTGTATGACAGACTTGCGTCTAGATATACAAAAGCGTTAGCAAGATCTATGGCAAACACAAAGCAAGTTAAAGCAGCAGCTGTACTAAATAATGCATTTAGTGCAACATATGCTGGTGGTGATGGAAAAGCACTTTGTGCTACAGATCATCCTACATTAGCTGGAAGCTTCTCTAACGAGTTAGCTACTCCTGCTGATCTTAACGAAACTTCATTAGAACAAGCGTTAATCGACATCGCTGCGTTTACTGATGAAAGAGGCCTAAAAATTGCATCTAGAGGAATGAAATTAGTAATTCCTTCAGCTCTACAATTTACTGCTGACAGACTAATGGCGTCTCAAGGTAGAACAGGCACAGCTGATAATGACATCAATGCTATTAGAAATATGGGAATGGTTCCTCAAGGATACACAGTGAACCACTACTTAACATCTAATAAAAAATGGTTCATTAAAACAGATGTACCTAATGGTCTTAAACACTTTGTTAGATCACCTATCAAAACTTCAATGGAAGGTGACTTTGACACAGGAAACGTAAGATACAAAGCGAGAGAAAGATATGTTTTTGGATTCTCTGATCCAAGAGGTATCTTTGGTTCTGACGCAGTATAGTACTTAAGATTAATAATTAAAAAGGGGCTTTCGGGCCCCTTTTTTTTATGGTATGAGAAAGTAGAAATTATGAAAAACTTCCTAGTCAATATTAGAGCATATGGTTATCATGCGCGATTTCAGATTGTGTGTGAGGACGATCCAATAGCCATTGAAAATTCAATAGTTGACAAGATAGGAGAAAAAGGTGTAAAATGGGAAAAAGACGGATATACCAGTTCGTTAAAAAAATGGATAACCTATGAGGAGGTTAACGATGCAACAATTACAAGACCTTTACAAACAGAAGAGGTCATTGGAGTTGAACTGGGAGCAGGAGCATCTTAAAGAGGGTAGATATACTCTCAATATGGTTCAGATAGACCATAAAATAAGACAGGTCATTAACACTATAAAAATGGCCGAAGCTGAAGAAGCTCATCAGTTAAATAAAATAGAGGATTGTATTCCTCAAGTTTCTGTAGCAACTTAAACAAAAAGCTACATCATTGAAATACTCACTTCTCTGCAAGATCTCTTGCACTTTATTAAAATTTACTATATAAATTAATAACTATACAATAACTTGAATATCGACGAGTATAGTCGACGGCCTAGAGAGGATATTCAAATAACTAGGAGGAAATAACTATGGCAACAACTACATTTTCCGGACCAATTAAAGCCGGATCAATTAGAGAGGGAGCGTCAGCAAATACAGGTTATGTTGTAATGGCACAATCTGCTGCGATCACTCAATCAACAACTGCGGCTACAAGTGGAATTAAAATTCCTGCAAACAGTCAAATTTTAGAGGCGACTGTTTTTGTAACAACTGCATTTGATAACTCTGCAACTTTAAGCATTGGAACTACTTCATCTTCAAATGAATTAGCAACTGCT